ATCAATTTCTGATTGAGTGTCGTCTGTTTTATTTTTTGCAATATCAGAAGAACCATATGTTGATCCAAGAAGAGGAACAGCAAGATCTTCTTGAACTGATTCATTGCGCTGTTTTGCATAATAAGCTGCAAGCGCCATTTCCTTACGCTTTTCTTTTGACTTACCAGCAAACTTAGGATTCTTTGAATGAACGAAATCATGAATGGTTTCACCAGCAGTTGTTGACTTAGTTAGCACTTCGTCAAGAGCTTCTTCATGAATATGGATAACATGTCCGCCATCAACGGATTTAGTATTATGAGTTAAACCGTCTTTCTTGAAAGAAGATTTTTTGTATGCTGATTCAGGACGATTATAACCAAGTCCATGGATATCATGATGCTGGTCGACAACTCGAGTTGAAGACACGTGTTCATTACCTTTTGTATGAACAGAAGCAGAACCATCTGGATGAAATTTAACTCGAGCTAATCCTTTCATACCTTTAACTGTTTTTTTAGCAGCTTGGTGAGCTTTACTATTTTTATCATATGCTTCGTCGATAACTTCTTCCTTCATAGCTTTTTCTTGTTTTTCCTGTTCCATGCCCTTAGCACGGAACTTGTTAGCTTGCGCTGCACGCTTTTTAAAAATAGGACCAGAACGACCCTGAACATCTGTCATGGCAACCTTAGCTGCTTTATGAGCTGCACGATGTAGAAGGTCAGTTGAAAGCTCATCAAGAGTTTCTTCTTTTACAGCAGTAAATGCAGCTTTCTCAGCTTCTTTTTGAGTATATCCTAGGCGAGCATTGATTGCCTTATCAAGAGCATAATCAACTTTTCCAGTGAACATACCTTCATTATCATGAGGATATTCATGCTTCTGGTGAACATGCATAGCAACAAACTTCTGTTCATCACCAGCCTTTGGCTCGTAATCAACGCCTGGATCTTTTCCAAGATTACCAGGAACAGTTTTAACTGATCTTGTTCCTAAAATATCTTTAAGCTGCTTTGCCATTATTTCTTATTCCTCTGATTCTGAATCCTGTTCAGTATTTATATCTTCTGCAGGATTAAACATTGATTGAGCCACTTCAATTTTTTTATTGTCAACAGCTACAGCAATTCTATCTGTTAGAATAGAATTAAATGCTGCTTCAAAATCTATCGGCTTCTGTTCATAAGAAAATTTTACTAAATCCTGAATAGAATGCGTTGTTTCATTATCCATTTTTTATCTCCACTTATTTATTTTTTGCTAGAATTTGAGCAACTGACTTGTAATCTGCTATATCTTTTAATGTTTTATTCTTTTTATTTTTTAGAAGATTGTACTTTGCTTTGGCTTGCTGCATTTTTTTATTTTGTTCATCAGTTGCAGGAGTAGCATCAGTATCTTCATCATTGGCTAAAGGATTCTGTTCAGTATCGCCTTTTTCTTCACCTTCACCAAAAGGTGCATTAGGATCTTGATCATTCATCATCATTTGTTGATCCATTGGATTCATCCAACGTTTATCACCAGAATCAGTTTCTTCTTTAATTTCTTTATCTTGCTCTTCAATATCTTCATCATTCTGCTGAAGGATATTTTTACGCGCCCACTCGTGCGAGTAATACTTACCAATCATATCCTGCATGTTGCGCATGAGGTTAATACGATTATCAAGAATCTCACCTTCCTTCAACTCATTGAAGTAATTGTCCTTAGTATAATCATATTTAAGATCAGCAGCGATATTGTTAAAATCTTCAATAGTCATAATTTGCTTAAGAACTAGCTGCTTCTCAAGCATTTTAGTAAAGAGCATCGAGAACTTAGCACGTAATCTTGAAACAAAACGAGCGAACTTCAATTCATCACGAGTAACTTCTGTAGCACGTCCAAGCGAGAACAATGCGTCAGAGTTAAGGCGATTGATAGGAACATTCAATGTGCCATAGAATTTCTTCTGGAAGTAAAGAACGTCGTCCATCTGACCAAGTGTCTGACCACCAGGAAGTGTAGTTACTTCTGTACCACGACCACCTTCACGACGAGGCAACCAATAGTCTTCGAGCATCGACATAAACTTACGATCATCTCTTACGTTGCCAGATTCAGCGTCATAGATCAAACGGTTTTTATGCTTAACCATGATATCACGAACATACTGCTCGGCTTTCATTTTAGGAAGATTACCAACGTCAATATACCAGATACGACGTTCAGGAGCACGAGCAAGGCGGTAGATAACAAGTGCATCTTCAAGAGTGCGTAGCTGATTTAGAGCCTTAATAGCTTTGTGAAGATATGAAAGCACCATAGTGCCATTAGTATCAGTTAATCCTGATGTAACATGAAGGATAGAGTCCTTAGCAATACGTAATCCGTTAGTTGAAGGACCAACAGTTTTATTGCCGTAATTAAAACCCTTATCATTAAAAATATAATATTCATTTTGTGTCTTAGTGATAACAGCTTCACCACCTTCACCACCCTTAACTCTTTGTTTTACAATTTCACGGACCTTGCGGATCTTACGTGGATCAATAAAACGAATTTCTTTAATACCAGCTTTTGTATCTTTATCATCAATGATAACATGATAATACAAACGACCATCCACATACCAACGACGATAAATTTCGTAGGCATAGCGGCGGAAATCAAGAATGTTTACAATGTTATTAAATTCTTCTAGAATAGCTTTTTTAAGCTTATCAGAAACTTCAAGATTATCTAAATCTAACTTAACAATATCTTTTTCATCGATCGCCATTGTTTCATTAACAATTTCGTCGATAGCTGCATCACATTCAGGCTGTAGAGCCATTTCTCTATATTTTGTAACTAGCTCGGCTTCAGTTCTTACCGTACCATCAAGATCAACATATGTACCATAACTACCGCCAGCAGCTAAGACTAATGCACCATCTTCGGTCTCTTTTGGAGCGAATGAGGGCGCTAAATCTTGTGCTACTTTGCGTTTAAATTCGAAACCGAATAATTCTGCCATTTTCTTTCTTTCAAATGAGAGAGGGGTTTTCACCCCTCTCTATTACATCACTATTATATATTAAGTTGAAACAGGAGTTACTGCATCACCAAGGTATGCATTAAACTGTTCTGTTCCATCAGTTGGGAGCCAGTAATCATATGAGAAAGTAACACCAAATGTTTCGATCTGGTTAGTTGTTTCCCAGTTAAGATCAATTGCATCAACTGTTGAAGGATAAGCGCCGATGATGTCGTAACCACGAATCACCTTACCGTCCTTAGAATACTGGATAACATTCATTGTTGCCTTATAGTCATTTTCTGACTGATAAGCCTTACGCACGTTAGCCTGAAGCTTGTTTAGCTCATTCGACCACTTTTCGAACATTGAACGAACAAGGAAATCCTCATCGTTCATTACTGTTACTGTCCAGTCAGCGAATGTGCGATCACCAGCGAACTTAATAGTACGACCGAAGTATGGAACTTCAACCGTACCAAGCTGAGCAGCTGGTAGCTGCGCTCCACGACATGTGAAGCGAAACTTTGAATCGGAGCCAGTATCTGCAGCTACGAATGTTGGGATAGTTAGATACACTTCGAAGAGTGCAGGGCGAACACCACCAAGTGTTAGACCTCTTGACTTGAAAGTGCTGATATTAAAACCTGAAGCCATTATTGCTTACTCCTTTTATCTATTTATTAGAACTTACCAACGACTTCAGAGAACTGTACGCCAGTAGCAACAGCAACGAAGTTAAGTTGGATAAAGTTGATAGAACGAGCTGGCTTGATGTAAATATCGCCAACGAACTGATTACTGTCAATAACCTGTGGTGTATTGTTTGTTCCATCGCAAACAACGAGGAAGTCAGTGATACCACGACGACCCTGAACGTCACGAAGATATGGAGTGATCAAGTTCTTGAACTGTGCACGAGTAAACTCATCGTTGAATTCGAATAGAGTAAACTTAGAAGCAGTTGAAATTGCTTTCTCAAGAACAATGAACAAACGACGAACATTGATACGATCGAATGCAGATGGCTTAGACTGAAGAGTCTTATCACCATAAAGAACTGTGCCTTCACCTGGGAACGATACAACTGGGTTGATACCATTCTTATAAAGAATATCTCTTGCTGACTTACGTGGATTGTAACGCATCTTAACTACGTTCTTGATCTGACCACGATTTAGACCAGCTGGTGACCACCATGGATCACGAGTTGCATCAGTACGTGCACAAAGACCAGCAATATCACCGTTTGTTGGAACGTAACGATAGATGTCGTTATAACGATCGTACATGTACTTATAGCCAGAGTCCATCACAGCATATGAAGAATCATGAATAACATTTCTCCAAGCAGTGATTGCAAGAGCTTCATTACCAGCATTACCAGTTACAACACCATCGTCTGGAGTAATAAAGGCGACACAGTCAAGTCTAGTGGCGCAGATATTGTCGATGATATAGTTAGCAAGCTGGAAGTTATTTACAGTGTAAGAACCAGAAGCAGTTGAACCACCAATTGGCTTGCCCTGAAGAACGAGAGAAATATCTACATCTTCTGGTGAAGCGAATAGGTTGTAAGCATTTGCAAGAATCTGCAACGAGCTGGTATTTGCTTCAGTGATACCGTCAGAACCGTAGTTAAGCGATAGAGTAAGAGCAGCGCCATTTGTTGAAGAAGCAATAAGAGCAGCATTTGCAGAAGCAGCACCAGTACGATCATTAATGTCCCAAATATAATTTGAAGTCTGGTTAATGATAGTACGGTAATAGTTTGTTTGACCGCCAATTGTCTTAGCATCTGTTGCACGAGAAACATTAGTGAATGTTTCAAGAATAGCGCCTGGAGTACCAGTAAACATGCCGTTTTCGTCAGCGACAACAACGTGCATGGTATCAACAGCAGCACTATTACCAAACTGCGAAACATATGTCGAAGTTGTTGGAGCCTGGTCAACTACGTTATAAAATTCCCAGTGACGTGTTACAGTGTTCGAAGCAGTTGAGTTAGCAATGAACTGAGTTGCGCCTCTGTAAGTATCATCGAAAGTAAGAGTGAATGATGCTACGTTAGAAACTGCAGTAAGTGCACCAATTGTGTTAAGTCTGTCGAATTGAATACCAATTGAGCTGTTACCAAGACCAATAGTATCACCAACAGTTAAGTTAGCAGCAAGAGCAGATGCATAAGCATTTGTTGCAATACCGTTTGCAGAAACAGAAGAAACAACAACTGTTACAGAATTGCTACCGATATTTGCAGTGAACGATGCAGTAACATCAGCATTAGCAACCATGTTAAGAGTTGAACTGTATGCATTTGGACTATCACAAACAGAAACCTTAAGTGAGTTACCAAGAGCACCTGGATAACGAGCAGCAAAAATAACTGAAGAATCGAAAGTACCAGCCTTATTTGAATAATCAGTGGTATTAAGAATTGCAACAGTAGAAGAATTGGCTAGTTGTGATCCAGCAATAGTACCATAAGCATTGTATGCAGAAATCTGACCGTTAGCATATGTTGAATTGGCAAAAGTGTTAGCAGCGCGAGCAACGATAAGGCTGTTTGTATAGCCTAGGAAGTTAGCTGCAGTGAACCATGTCTCGGCATTATTAGCATTTGGCTTACCAAATATATTAACGAGACTTGTTTCTGAATCGACAAGAGTTCTTTCATTAACTGGACCCCAGTTGAAGATACCCGCGATGGCTCCAGTGCTAGTGGCAACTGCAGGTACAATCGTAGTAAGATCTACCTCAGTTACATTTACGCCTGGACTTAATTGAAATGGCATTGTTATTCTCCTTCCATGGAAAAGGTATTTTGATTAATCTATGATTATTTATAAATTTTCATTTTCTACATCATAACTAGACATCCAACCTGTGCCACGGGGCAATTCTAATGCCTCGTGTGGGTCGTCAATGCCATTGTCAACAAATCCAAAAGGAGATAAGTCAATCATAATCTCATCATCAGTTTTATCTCGGAGTTTCATAAGTGTATTTATGTTGGTATAATCCTTGAAATATTGCTGTTCTGAAAGCCAACCGAACAATACTAGACCCATTACAAGATCGTCGTGTGCTCCATCTTCAGCTTCATAGCTTTTGCCCTTACGAGAAAATCTAGCTAGTTCTTCAATAGTATGAAAATCATTAACAATTAACTGGTTTTGTTCAATCAAAAGTTTAAGCATTGAACAACCATTTGCCTTGACAGAAATAGTAGTTCTTACACCCATATCTACTTTAGAACCAAATCCAGTGCTTACTTTCTTACCACCACGACCTGCATTTTCAGTTGAAAGAACATTTTCATATTCAAAATCATAATGAAGAGAAGCACCAACTTGTTCTCCAAGATCATTAATTTCAACTAGAACAGGAGCGTTATTATAAGCTTTGGCGACTCGATGAATTACCTCTGCATAATCGAGAGGTGTGATCATATTATTTCGATATACAGCTGCTTGATTATATGGCATTTTTGTAACATCAATAACATGGAATGCAGAATAATCTAATCCTTTACCACGAGACACATCACAAATAATAACATAAAGATTATTTTGGATTGGTTGAGAGTATGCAGTCAAACCTTCACGTGCATTCAATGGAGTCTGGTGAACAAGTTCTTTTAATTTCCAACCAGCGATAAGAGTGCCAGAGCTACCAAGGAATTCAACGCAATATTCTTGCTCAAATTTCTCCATGTCGAAGTTCATAGCAGCAAGAGTATCTTTTTGCCACTTTTCATCTCGACCTGGAACGTCTTGCCACATTACCTTAGTAAATGAATATCCATTTCTACCTTCATTGGCATTAACCCAAATTTTATAAAAATGATTCAAACCATTTGGAGTTGACACAAGAACAATTTTTGATTCTTTACCAGATGAAATGGTAGGATAAACTGAGGTAAAAAATGCATCCCAATTTTCAATAAATGCTGCTTCGTCGATGAATAGAAGATTGATAGAATAACCACGAATAGCATCAGAGCTTGTTGCTGCTGCAATAACACGGCTTTCGTTTTCGAGTTCCATAGAACCCTTGTTCCATTCTTTCACACCTTGCTGCAACCATGTCGGAAGATGCTGGTAAGCTAACTGGATACGACCAAGAATTTCTCGTGCTGTCTCGCCTTTATTGGCAAGCAGTGCAACTGTTTTTTCTTTATGGAAGATAATATACCAGAGCACGAAAGCGCAAGTAACAGTCGATTTACCAGCTTGTCGAGCAGTTGCAATAACATTGAAACGATTGTCCGCCATGGAACGAATCATATCTTTTTGATATGGATATAATTTGAATGCAACGAGACCACGATCAATATTGATGATTTTCATATATGTTTCAGTAAAATATACTGGATCTTGAGAACACTTTACGTATTCTTGTACAAGCTCAGGTGTCCATTCTATTGATTGTCTTGCACGTTTTAGATTAATGTTACCATTATAACCACGTGGTGCTTTAGGAGCTGCTACCATTTTTCATATTCTCGATTACTTTTTGTAACTCAGCTGTCGAACCAACAAACAGATTATTTGTCACTTGCTGAGCCTGTTCATTAGTTGGAGCATCAGATGAACTAATGTCACGAATTTTCTTTTGAATATCTAACAGATCTTTGTTAGCATCGAGCATTGTTTTCATGAGAGTACCAAGTACTTCAAATGCTCTTGGGTGTTGCGAACTATCTGCAATCTGTGCTAGTTTTTCAATAGCATAAGAACCATTCTGAATAATCTCGTGAATATTAGCACGAGCCATTTCGAAATCATTCTTAGCACTATCATCATGCGCTGCTGCTACAATTGATTTTATAGGATCATTTTTAGGCATAGGAGCAAGATTAAAAGCTGCACTCAATGGATCATTATTTGCACTATTTGTCATTCTATTGAATCTGTATCTGTTTTAGTTATAACATAACCAAAGTCGTCGGAAGCTACGATATCTGATACTGGTATTGAAAGAGAAGCATTAGATGTAGGTTCGCCATTGGCTGTTAAACCAGGTTGAATTTGCACGTATGAAACTGCCCCAACATTTCCAACAGCAGATTGTAACTGACCATCGGGAACATGAGGAGTGTAGAAAGCAGTATTTGTATACTTAATAACTTTGGTAGTTTTTACTGGTCCATAGATATAACCTTTAATGGTAAAATCTAAAGTCCAAGTTAATGATTGACGTTCAGTAAATGAACCATCATATGTATCACTGTGACTTACTCTATGTAGTACAACAGGTATTTCCATAGTGATACCCATTTCTGGAATAAGTTGAACAGTTACAGTAAAATCAGGAGTAAAGAAAGGAAGAATCTGTTCAACGATCTTTGTTCCATCCTCTGTATTTTTTACAAGAATATTAAGCTGGAAATCAAAATTATATGGAACAGGATTGTATTGATACTTTAAAGAATTTGCTGTATTTGCAACATGTGCAACTCTTCCAACAGTATGTAGTTTTCTTGATGGTTCGTAATTCACACCAACCATTTCAAAAGACATTACAGGAAGCGTCATTGTTGCTGTTGGACGATCAATATTAGGATCTTGTTGAAGACGAGCCAACATTTTTTCTTTTGGCGCGTAAGTGATTGGCACCTTAATAAGCTGCGTCATGTTTCCGTTTGTATCTGTTCTGATAATAGAAATATTATCGAACAACGTGCCAAATAAGGTAACATATTTACGGATTGTTGAAAAATAAAAATTTTGACCGAACATTAGAAATGACCTTCACTGAATGGATCTTGAGCCGTAAAATCTATGAAACCTGAAGATTCATTTGCCATGATATCATTTGTTCCTGTACCTTCAATATTATCTAGGTTATATTGTTCAACCTCGATATAATCATCATCTTCATTTGTAATAGGTTCATTCTGTTCTGTCATAATAGAATAATCAAGAATGTTAGTGCTATACTGAGTTTGGATACGATCAATTTCTGGAATACCAGTGCTGAATGTTTCGTCACTGTATTCGAATAATTCACAAGTCATTTCCCAAGTCTGTAATGAACCTAATTGATAGAACATTTCAAACTTGTTGACAAATTTAATTTGAAAACATTTATTGTTCAATGGAAAATAAATTAAATCGCCTTCGCGTGGTCTAGTAATTGCTGTGTATGCACCAATTTCATTAGAGAATGTTCTTTGTGCAATAGAGAAAATAACCTGATCTCGAATTTCAAGACCAAACTTAGACATGAAATTACCATCGCCAGAAAATCCATCAACTGATTTGATATAAAATTCTACAAGATAAGCATTGGTATACGATGATTGATCGTCAGCTGTGTAAACCTGATCGAGGTTATTAATATTACGAGGAATGTAAAACATATCCTCACCATAAATTTTGATCGCTTCAATAATCAAATTTTCCAGCAAATCTTGTTCGCCCGAAGATTTATAGTTATTGAAATAAAAATTAGTTGACATCAGATTATATTCTTATGTTTACATTTGGCATTGTGGTAACGACCTATGGTTCCTGCATTGCCCTCATATTCACAATGCTGACATTTAATTTTCTTATTATTTAGTTCTTTGAAATGTGTTGTTTCTCTAATTTGGTTCTTGCGTTCTTCAGAAAGTTTTTTGCCTCTGTTAGCAGCTGCAGCCATTTCACGAGCTTTAAAATTATCTTTACCTACATTTTTACCAATCATTGATTGGCGACGTTTTTCTCGAACTTCAATATCAGAACTTCTAGTGTCTCTTGTAGCTAATCCAGCGAGATATTTTTCTCTAACTGATGGGCGGTACATCGCTTCTTTAGTTTTTTGTGAAATTTTTTCTCTTATTGATAACGAAGAATTTATATCAGTTGTCCAATGACCCCATTTATGCTTACGTAAATTATAATATTTTTGACCTAATTCTTCATTTTTAATAAAGGAAAGCCATTTATATTCCTCTTCGAACATCTGATCTCTGTTAGAAATATTCTCAATTAATATTTTTCTTGTGAAATCTTTAGGTCTACGCTTAAATGCTTTTCTCATCCTATTCGAAGAACAAATATATCCATCATTTTTAAATCCCCAATGACATCCAACATAATACATTTTACGTTTTTTATCAAACCAAAGATAAACAAACCCATACTTTTCCATTTTAAAACTCCTTAAATTATAGAACATTATATTCTACTATATAAAAAGTATTTAGTCAAACGGTCGCGTCAGCCGATCATATCTGTAACTGGGATACTGTTGTAAATGATCATTTCCTTTTCCATTTCTCTGCGCTCTTCATGCGCTTCATTATAAATCTGTTGACCATTAAAAGTGATACCACCTGGAAGTTGCATATTACCGAACTTCTTTAGGTTTGATCCCCACTGTTCTTTGATAAGAATAGTTGCATAATTCTGCAACCAACGCTCTGAGTATGTCTTTGTAAATGTATCTGGATCAACGATCTGATAAGCTTCTGCAATGATATAATCACCAACGTTGATGATATTCCAGTCCATGTCAATATACAACTTATTAACATTACGGTTATATCGAATAGGCTGCTGACCAACGAGCATCTGTTCAAGAAACTGGATGTGCTGGAGAGCCATGTAGTATGGAACCATCGAGACAGAAGTAAGTGTATAAAGATCGTTCAATGCAATCTGATAACGAATGTTGAATAGGTTATTTGTATTCAACGCCTGACCGATTGGGAAAAGATTGACAATACCAATAATATTATCAGGAACAGGAAGATACTTGTTATCAATATCAGTCTGTGTTACTTGATACTTGTAATAAGTTTTATCAACACCATCGAAATGATAGTCCCAATAAAAACGAAATGCTTCGTCGATACGATCTTCAACCTGATCATCATCAACATTAATTTCAATTACAGGAGCGCCTAGCTTACGTAGACAATAAGCTTTAAAATCTGCTCTTGATGCTGGTACTGCCATTTATTTCAACCCTTGTTTTTAATATTTATCTATTCTTAGGAATATTAATTAAACGCGAATTTGCTTCAAGAGCAATAAATTCATGCGCTTTTCCAGGTTCCCAATCAACAATATCTCCTGCTTTAGAATTCATTTCCCAATCATCTCCACGAATATGAAATGATCCTCTAGCAATTATACTAAAATGTATATCAATTTCTGTATGATTATGCATTGGTAAAATATCATTTACTTCTGGAAAATCATAAACAATTGTAAGTACGTTACCAAATATATGTTGTGCAGATTTCATCATATTATATAACTTTCGGTGCAGTACCATCAAGTATTGGAGTGATAGCTACCCAAGATATATTTTTTTCATTCCATCTATAATCTTTACCATCAGTAGGATAAGGAATAGGTGGAATCCATTTTTCTTTCATACTATCAAATATAAAAGAAGGAAACGAAGATGGTTTTGTAGGAGTTTTATCAATCCATGATAATGTAGACTCATTCCATTCGTATAATTTATTTTTTGAATCTTCTGGTAGATTAACAGGAGCTTCCCATTTGCAAGTTGTTTCGTTTAAAATCCAAGAAGCAAAAAAAGGTTTAGTTTCTCTGAATGCATCTCGTTCAACATCATAAGTTTCACCAACTATTGCATAATTTTTACGAAATGAACTGTTGTAACTGGTCTGGATCCATTTTGTATTTTCTCCAAATATTTTTTTACAAATTTCAATACCAATGGTTTCATTTTCTTTACCAGTTGCATCAATAATATCATCATTACTAATAGTAATAACATTTGTTACAATATTATTTTCATCAATTTGTGCAAAATGTGCCATAGTTTAATCCTTATTAAAGTGGAGCAAGTATGCTAGAACCAGTGAATGTATGATATGTATAACCACCAGAAGAAGTAACAGTTCCGCCACTATATTTTTGTGTTCCTGCATAACGAATGATAATAATACCAGAACCACCACTACCAGAATAGCCAGGAAATCTAGCACCACCACCACCGCCGCCTAAATTAGTTGTACCAGATTGAGCATTTGCACCATTGCCAAGAGAACCAGCTCCATATCCGCCACCACCTACACCACCATTACCACTGCCGCTCAATCCATGACCACCAGCACCACCAGCATAGTAAGTTCCATTTACAGACCAACTTGTTCCAGCGCCACCATCTCCACCATAATCATTAATAGTAGTTGATGGATAATAATTTCCGCAACAATAGTAGCTAGAACAAATTTGAGTTTGGTAACCTGCGTTACCAACTGCTCCAGCGCCACCACCACCACCAGAACCGCCAGAACCACCATTTTGATTAATATTACCAGCGCCGCCATTATGTCCTTGACCAACAGTTCCGGTTCCACCACTACCCGCAGTGCCGCCACCACCACCAGAACCGCCAGAACCACCACCAGAATAGTATGCGCCACCGCCGCCGCCACCTGTTGCAGAAATGCTACCAAATGATGAAACACCACCCTGACCACCAGAAGTAGAAGCAGCGCCACCTGCGCCAACAATAACATTATAACTTATTCCAGCAGCAGAAGTTGTTCCTGATACAAAACCACCACCTGCACCACCACCACCTGCAATACCATTCCCTCCACCAACACCAGTACCACCGCCACCACCACCTGCAACGATTAGATAATCAAATGATGTAGGAAATACTTTTGATAATGAACCTAGTAAAACATTATAAATTGACATTAGGTTAAACCGCCGCCAGTGATAACAAATGTATTGGCACCAACGCAAAATACTGTAGCTAACCCACGTTGTGCAAGTGTACGATTACCTGTAGTTGATGAACCAACAAGATACATTGTTACACCAGAAGTTTGTACAATAGATTGATTTGCTGAACTGTCATTATAAATGGTTACTGATTGTCCTGCTGAAAAAATAGAAGCAGGAACAACAATGCCGCCACCTGTAATGTCAATAAACTTACCATTATCAGAAGCAACTAGTGTATAAGCACCACTTGTTTGTGAATTAACTGGAACATTTCGAATATTACCAATGCTATCAGAAAGTGTATTACTGAAAGTAGCTGCACCAGTTACTGTAATAGTATTACTGACAGCAAGAGAATTAGCAATTACAGCTGTTGAATTTACTGTGAGTGTAGTCGAACTACCAGCAACAATATTGATCGTATTAGAACCAGCATACTGAAATCTATTGTTGGCAGTAGATTCAAACCAAATATTGGCTACTTGTAATGTTGACATATGTTAACTACCTGTATTTGCTGTTGGTGCTGGAGTAATAGTAAGCGTACCAGCTTCTACTAATGTCATAATGTTTTTGTAATCTGTATTTGTAGAATCAATTGGAATGAAACCAGCTATATTATTAATATCACAGCTAATTCCTGTAACTACACCATTAAAAGAAATATATTGAGTATTAGTGTACATGATCAAAGCTCCGCTGATGCTGTATATGTAACATTAGAAATATTGCCTTCTCCAGAACCAGAAGGAGTTTGTGCAAAAGTAATTTGTCTCGATGTAATAATTGCTGCTGATGGTGAACCTGATGCTGTACCTGCATTTGTATATGCTGGAATAGTAACAGTTGGCGCTGTTCTCATTGTTACAGGCAAATATAAACTAGGATAACCAAAAGAAGCCACCGATTGAAAAAATCTAGCAAAAAATATTCCGCTTTCTTGAACATAATATCTCTGACACTGCACCAATTGGTCGCTGTAGATTTGCAGCTCGTAAGGATTGGCTTTGGTTCCGACTTCGAGCTGGACGCCTGTGATGTACAAGCTCTCATCCGCGCCCGCCGTTCCAGAAGCGTTCCAAGAAACTTGAAACCCTATTTGTGTAGCTGTAGAAGAAACTGCCCCCGTGTACGCATATAACACCCATCCCGTTGTTATCGATGTGCTAGTGCTTACAATTGTTGATTCTCCGGTCCATGCTCCACCAGTCATGTTGCTGAAGCTTTGATCAGTTCCAGTACCGGTGTAAATATTTATACCTATTGGTTGGCTTAAATTTGCACCCGCTTTTGCATAGAAAGAAAGCGTAATACTTTTTCCTTGCAGGTCGACGCTGTTCAGCGTTTCACAAGCCTGTCCCAAAGCATAAGCAGATGTAACCATGTTGCCGGAGGCGCGTTGTAATTTGGCAGCATATTGAAACCCAGTTAAACCAGATGCAACTTGCGAAAAAGTTCCCGCGCCGCCAGCCGCGCTGTAGTATGCGACAAAGCGATCGATGCTGGGGTATATGGAACTATTGTTTTGAAGAGCGCCAGAAGTACCACGTTGAGCAAATAGCATATTCCCATTTATAAGATGGTTGCGTTTGAAGCTGGACGCCATTGAAAAGTTACCGGCAACTGTTGTATCACCAGTAATATTAACTGTATTACTAAATGTAGCAGCACCAGTATGTGTTGTTGTATTACTAAATGTAGTGGCACCAGTAATATTAACTGTATTACTAAATGTAGTGGCACCAGTAATATTAACTGTATTACTAAATGTAGCAGCACCATTTTGTGTTAGTGTACCTGACACAGCAACTGATTGAACAGAAGTTGTACCTAAATTAGATGTTGGTTGACCAACAATGTTTGCTACTTGTAATGTTGACATTTATTAATTACCTGTATTTGATATTGGTGTACATGATCAAAGCTCCGCTGATGCTGTAAAGTTTCCATAGTAATAGGCACCGGCAGTGGACGCGCCAACTCCGTAAATTTGAAATTGACCTGAGTATGGATTTAATGCCAGCGAGTTGAGATTTGTAGAGGAAACTGAACTTGTAGCCATCGATGGGGCGGTTCGCATTTCAACAGCAAATGATTGTTGGTAAAACATTGCTGTTGAGTTCAAAATGTAACCGGCTTGACCAAATTTACCAGCTTGATAATACCTCTGACACTGCGCCAACTGATCGCTGTAAATCTGGCGCTCATAGGGCGTGGCAATTGACCCTGCCTCAAGTTGCACATTACCAATCGTCCACGTTCCGCTGGTCTGCGCGCCAACAGAAAGAACAATCTGCAAGCCAGTCGTAGCCGCAGAAGGAATGGCAATCTGCACATTGTAGCGCGTCACCGTCGAGCTGACGGTAAACGTTCCGGTGGCGATGGAAGTGACCGTAGGAGACGCCAAAGTGCCAAACGTGTTCGTCGTGTTGGCGTAGTAGGCAGTCCACGTCACGGTCGTCAAAAGACTGTTCGCCAGATCGACGGAGAAGGTTGCCGTCGTGCCAGCAAGATCAGCGCAGTTGAGAGCTTCGATACGCTGCGCGAAATTGATGGCAGTGACGGATGCAGCACCAGTGAACTGATAGCGATACTGATTTGCCGTCGCGCCAGCCACTTGCTGACCCGTCACGTTCGCGCCTGTGCAGTAAGCGTAGAAACGGTCAACCGTATAGGTCAAAGCCGCACCAGCGGTGATCGTTTGTGCCGCGCCAGCATTGCGCTGGTCCACCGCGCAATTTCCATTGATGATGCGGTTACGCTTGAAGCTGGACGCCATTGAAAAGTTACCGGCAACTGTTGTATCACCAGTAATATTAACTGTATTACTAAATGTAGCAGCACCAGTAATATTAACTGTATTACTAAATGTAGTGGCACCAGTAATATTAACTGTATTACTAAATGTTACTGCATTATTGGTAGCAATAACAATAGCATTTGCACCAGAATTGCCTTGGAGAAATACACCACCACCCGAAGAGACAATAACTTTACCACCGACAGTATTGCCAGAAGTAACCGTTAGATCGGTTGTACCATTAGCTGTATTAATTGTTGTTACTGAAAGTGTACTCATTAGATGATCACCGCTCTACCGCCAGTTGAAATTGTGAACGTATTACCTGTGCCAATAGTGATCGGACCAGTAGTCAGAGCATTTTCACCAGCAGCAATGGTAATATTATTTGACATCGTATTTCCATTAATACGGAAAAGATTGTTTGCATTTGAAGGCGCGCCAACTGTGCCAGCATTACCTTTATAGTAACCACCACCAGATGAAAATGCAGTACCATTAATGAAAACACCAGTACTGGTAAGATATGCATTAACAGTAGAGTTACCAACAAAAATAGCAGAGCTGTTTGAACTTACATTCGAACCAACAGAAACAACACCACTGAATGTTGGGGAAGCTAGAAGCGCATAGCTCGCAGCAATAGTTCCACCAAGATACAATGCATTATTAGCGGTAAGCGAAGTCAACGCACTGTTGACGTTTAGATCAGCTTCGTTTTTACCGAAAGCATGAGTAGCATTATTAGCTGTGCTACCAGAGATATTGATGTTTTGGAGATTAGCTTGCAACTGTGCATTTGATACAACGTTAGCCGCAGAAACAGTTCCAACGTATAAAGCGTTATTAGCCGTGCCAGTGAAGAAAGTAGAATTTACTGTCGCATTGACAGAAGAGTTGCCGACGATTAAATACGTATTTGCAACTACGCCATTTTTAACTTGGAAGTCTAATGCTGACATTATCGGTTCCCTTTCCCCGAGTTCTTTTTATTATTTATCCAACTGCCCAAGGCAAGGTAGGATTAATTACAGTAGGTGGATTAGCTGAATTGTCAATTGATGTATTAATTAAAGCTTGTGCATCAGTTATTACTGCTGGATCAGTATATTGTTCAACCCAAGAAATAACATCTGTTTCTGTCAAAGTTGCAAAAGGTTTATATTCAGTTGCTGGATTATATGGTATATCTGTACTTCCTAATACAATAGAACTGTATGTACCATCTGTACCTTTGTATTCCCATAAAACTGTGAATACAAGATTTTCTAATGATTGGTATGTTGGATAACATAAAACGTTTGTTATTCTATAAGAATATGTAATTGACATTTTTTATTTCCTTAGTATTCAATAATGATTGCACCAGTGCTTCCTGCACCACCCGAACGACCAGTTGCAGCAGAGCCAGCATAACCACCAGATCCTCCAGCGCCAAATCCAGTGCCAGCAACACCATTAGCACCAGTGATTGGTGTTGGTGTTAATCCGCCAATACCATAACCAAGTGGTGTACTAGCACCAATACCAACTACTGAAGTAGTTGCAGCTGCAATGCCACCAGTACCACCAGCCTGACCGTTAATGCCTAATGCATTGGCAGTTGTACCATTTGTAATTGCTGATTGCGTTCCACCAGTTCCACCTGCACCACCAGAAACAGAAGCACCAGCAGCAACAGTAGCATATGTTGTACCGTTATAAGTTATACTCGAAAGACCACCAGCACCACCTGCACCAGCAGAAGCACCAGCTGTTCCTGCAGCACCAACTGTATATGTCATAGTATATACACCAGCAACAACTGTTAAGTAAATAACAATTACAGCTCCAGATCCACCACCACCACCAACTGAACCAATAGTTGCAGCAGAGCCAGCACCGCCACCACCACCACCAATAATAGTTACTTTAATTTTAGCTCCTGCAAATTGCAAAGCTGTTGGAAAAGTATATGTTGCTGCAGAACCAGTAACAAATACAGTCATATTTGAATAACCAGCACCTGCACCGTCAACTAATAATGAACCATAAACTCTTGTTCCACCTATAAGTTTTGCCATTTTAATTTCCTATTTTAATTATGATGTACCTGTTACTTCATCAAACTGATTAAATATTTGAGTAATACCTGTATTGGACAATTTCATCACCGTTGTATTTGCTGGCAATACAAAGTTTGGCGTAGCAAATGGAATAGGGCTAGTCTGCTGAGTTGTACTACTCGATGTCAGTGTATAACCATTAAGTGAATTGTCTTTCAATGTTGATGACTGTGATGTAAGTAATGAAACTTGTGAAGCATTAGCACTTTGACTTGTTGTAGTCAAAGGTGATGTTGATGGAGTAAATCCAGTTGTATATAATGCTGTTCCTTTAACAATACGAAGGTTAGAAATATACCCATTATATTTCAAAAATTGATCAGAAGCTCTTGCTCCAACATATAATGCCTGCGTTGAAGTATCATCAGCGGAAACAATGGTTACGCTTGAACTTGAATTTGCCAATGTTCCATTTAAAAACAATCTAGTAGTTGTACCATCATATGTTGTTGCTACGTGATACCAAGTATTATTAGCAAGAGCTGATGTTTTTAAATTTCCATTATCTGTATAATACGTCATTGTATTATCAGTTTCTATACGAAAAGTATAACCAAATGTACTTGCTAAATTTTTATTGACAAGGTCTTGCTGTGTTCCATTGACAAGCGTTGGATACATCCAATATTCAACAGTATAATTCGATCCAGCTAATACTAAAGATGTATTTGCTGGAACAGTATAATATGCTGAACCATTAAAGTAAGTACTGAAATAACCATCAGGAAATCCAATAATAGGAAATGGACTAACCGTAGAATTTGTTGGAGAACCAACTTTTGCAATTGGATTATTATATACACTGATATCAGTTAAATCTGTTTTAAGAGTTCTCAATAATAACGTTGTACTTGCTGTGTTAGTAATAGCAGAAATATTAGTTCCAGAACCTTGTGTTATTGTCAATAAGTTTGTTGGTGGCGTGAACGTACCAGTATAAACAGCAACACCACTTACAATACGAAGATTTGAAATATAACCAGGAAAATAACCGCCAACTACAAGACCATAATAACTTCCAATAGTGCTAGTTGTGGGTGTTACTGTATAGTTTATGGAGTCAGTGGCTGTTGCTACTGAAACACCATTTCTGTAAATCGTTCCTGTTGTTCCACTTCTAACGTAAGCAACATGAAACCATTGACCAGTTGGAAAATCTGTTGTTGATGCATCATTTGCACGTATAGCACCACTGCTATACCAGCCAAGACGACCAGCACCACTCAAACCAAAACCAAATGCCCAAGATGTTGTATGTGTTGAATCTCTAGCATCGATAATATATTGCGATGCTTGTGTAGCAGTAAGATATATCCAAGCTTCAACAGTAAAATTGCCTGTACCAAATGCAACACCAGAGCCTGATGACCAAGTTAAATACTGAGATGTACCATTGAGCGAAATACTTCCAGTTAAATTAGGATTTAAAGACATTTCATCAAAATTATTAAAAGTTTGTAATACACCATTGCTGTATTGTTTACTAACCGTTAAACCAAGATTTGCTGCATATGATGGTAACAACTGAAGAGGTAAACAGTTGTTCGTATTTGTTAGCGTAAATGCATTTGGCGAATTATCAATAATAGTTGGTGATTGACCAGTAACTAAAGATGCACTACCAGGTGGAAGATTATAAAGTGGTGGTGTGAAATTTGATGTATAAATTGCTGAGTTATTAGAGATACGAATATTAGAAAGATAACCACTGAACTGTGCATTAACAGTGCCAACTGTATCATATCCAATATTTAATACAGCAGCTCCTGTTCCAGGTTGTGTAATAGTTACTGGTGTTGTCGTAACGCTTTTACCATTAAAATATATCGTAGCAGAGCCAGCATTTGAAACTACTGCAACATGATACCAAGTATTCAAAGCAATAGATGTATTACTAGAAACACCAGTAGAACCTGTAAGCGGTCGACTAGCAGAAATAGTTGAGTCTGGATTAAGATAAACGGTAAAAGAATTCGATGTACCATTAACTCCAATCATTATAAATCGACATTGGTTTGAAGCAGGAACTACAGCTGTTTGATATAACCAAGTTTCAATAGTCCAATTACCACTAGAAAGAGTAAAAGCTCCGCTAGACGGAGCTGTCAATTTGCTACCATTAAAATATATACCATAATATGCATTTGGTAAAAATGGAGTTGATGCTATTGATAAAGCAGTACCGACGTTAGTGACTGTAAAAGCATTTGGACTTGAATCTAAAAATGCATCTTTAGTGTATGGCGTATTTAATAACAGAGATGTATTAGTAATAGGTGTTAACGGTTGCTTTGGTGGAGTAAATGCTGATGTATATACTGCTGTACCTTTTACAATACGGAAATTTGATATATAACCATTCAACGCATAAGTTGCTGATGGATTGTTACCATCGGCACCGATAATAGGTCTGTTAGCTCCAACAGTATAAGAAGTGGAGTCAGATACGCTCGAACCAACTTGCGATCCATTAATATATAATCTTGAAGTGCCGCTTGCTCTAGCAACGGCAACATGATACCAAGTATTGATAGATAATGTTGGTCCAGTTATTGTAGTAGCACTGAGGGTAGTTGATATAACACCGGCTGTTGATGCTCCAATAACAATATAATTTGTTGTTGATGAAGTACCTGCGGGTCTTAAGTCGAATATCTGACTTGCGCCCGATACAAAAGATGTAAAATTTACCCAAAATTCAATAGTAAAATCACCAGCGCCAAAAGTAAACGAAGAAGCCGCTGAGGTTGGAAGATTTAAATATTGAGTTGATGCTGCAGTGAATGAAATACTACCCATTGCATTAGGATTATTTGTTACTTCGTCGATGTAGCTGTAGGTTTGTAGATTACCAGTATTAGCTAATCTGCTAACTGTATTTGCCATTATGAGAATACCGTGTCAAGACTTCCAGATATTGTATTTATGAACTGATATGCAACACCAGTGCTTGTACCTGTCGCGTTTGTAAAGGCAATATTAGATACAGCAATAGATGCACCATTACTAAATGAACTACCACCACCCGTTACTGTTGACCAATAAACACCACCAGTAGCATTTGATGTCAATACTTGGTTAGCTGTACCATTCGAACCATTTGCTGTAATTACACTGGATACAACTATAGTATTGGAAAATGTGATGGTGTTTGTAAAAGTATATTGGCTTGCTGTATTAACGCTACCGCTACCACCAGTAACACTTGCCCAAATTGTTGCTGTACCATTTGATGTTAATACTTGGTTATTTGTTCCTATTCCACCATTGATTGCGATTGCTGTAGAATTGATATTAACATTAACAGTGTTGTTACCGTGGTTTACAGAAGGAACAGTAATTGCACCAGTAAACAGAGCGCCGGAAAGTGCAGCATAGTTAGCAAGATTATTAGACAGCTGGAACGATGTAACATAAGAAGAAGAAACAACACCACCAAGATAAGCAGAATTATTAGCATTTAATGCATTGTTAGCTGTGCCATTTATTGTACTATTAAATATAATAGTGTTCGTAAATGTTTGGGTGTTCGACCAAGTATATTGAGCGTCAGCATTGGCAATATTAGTAATTGTTTGCCAAATCGTTGCTGTGCCATTTGATGTTAATACTTGATTAGTTGTGCCAACGCTTCCATTAATAGCAATAGAAGTGGAGTTAATATTTACGTTTACACTATTATTACCATGATTAACAGAAGGAACAGTAATTGCGCCAGTAAATACTGCACCAGAAAGTGCAGCATAGTTCGCTAAATTATTTGTTAACTGGAATGCAGTAGTATAAGATGCAGCTGCTATACCACCAAGATAAGCAGAATTATTAGCAGTGCCAGAAAAAGTAGTTGAATTAATAGATGCATTAACAGTAGAGTTACCAACATAGATTGGATTCTTTGTGAATGTACCTGCATAACCAGTTTCAAGGTAAGTATTACCCGAACCCTGACCAATTACAAAACCTTCAAGATTAGAAGCAGCCGCAATGATATCAACGGTATTGTTCGTGTAATAGAATTTGGTAGTTACACCAGTATTGCGACCCATTCTCCAATTAGCATCAGTAATACCATTAAAATATATGGCGCTTGTATTACTATTCAAACCAAACAAACCACCATTGATAGATACGTTAGCATTGAACGTATGGTTATTTGTCCATGTAAAAGCTGCCGCTGTATTCGTGCCAGTAGCTGCAGCTATAGTTGACCAATAAGGAGGGCTAGCACCGTTCGAAGTGAGAACCTGCCCTGCGTTACCATTTGAGCTACCAGCAACCAAAGTAGATGTTACTTCAAAAGGAACAACAGCTTTGAAACTAGAAGTTGAACTATTTGCAAATACTGTCCATATTGCTCTCTGACCATAAGTTGCGTTAGTCGAATACATAACGAAATTGTCATCATTTTGTTGAATAAATGATGAGTATGCAAAAGTATTAACTGTTTGGAAATTTAAACTTTTATTATTGTTTAGTATGAGATTATTGTTATGTGTTATAACACCTGATAATGTATAGCTTCCAGAAGTATTAACATAAGAAGAAGCAGCAACACCGCCAAGATTGTTGGCATTGTTAGCAGTAAGAATAGCAACGTTAGCAGCTAGTGTTGAATTGAGCTGATAAGAAGAAGCAGCAGTTCCACCAAGATAAGATGAATTATTAGAACTACCAGAGAATGTTGTTCCATTCATGGTAACATATGCAGAATTGTTACCTATCTGTAAAACAGAAGAATTTGCAAAAAATAAGTTAGCTGCTGACGCATATGTTGGATTGTTAACAACACCAAACCAAGTGTTACCGCCAGGACCATTATTTCCTGGCCAACCAAGCGTAATTGTTGGACCAAGATTTTGACCACCAATCAAAGCGTTTGCGCTAAGAGCAACGAAATTGGTTGTAGTGTTAGCAGCTGCAAAGATTGTAGAGTTGACAACAGAATTGACACTAGAATTACCAATGTATATTGTATTGGTCACAGATTGATTCAATACATTAGAACCAACGTATATTAAGCTAGTACCATCTGAAGTATAGAGGATTTGATCCGGCATGTTAAGCGCAAATTCACCAGCAGCAATATACTGTGTGTTAGATGAATTTGTTGTATTAGGAATTCGTCCAGCAGTGGACGTTCTCTTATGCTGGATAATATTATTAGCCATTTGGCTTCCTCTTTAACGGTATATACCGAGGTTAAAAATCTTCTTTGATCTTTGCAGTCTTCTTATTTAAGCTTGACTGTAATTTCTCAACGTCTGCTTGGAGACTAGCGATCAATTTCTCGGCAATCACTAGTCTCGTTTGCAGTAGAATCTCATTTTTGATGAGATCTGTCAATTTATTATTCATCACTTCAATATAAGTGTTGACAAACTCTTCATTCATTAGTATAATATCTCTGTAACCCAGTAATGATTAGAATGTACCACCGTCGAGTGAACCATAGGCTGGTAGGTTGTTGGTGATCATGAGTACTTGTCCGTTAGCTACTGATCCAGGAATAGACAGTTTACTTAGTGCTGTTGGATTTGATGTACCAGCATAAAGAATATCACCAGCAGCATAAGTGTTAACGCCAGTACCACCAGAAGTAGCAAGTAGAGCAGAACTTAACACCAAAGTATTGGCAGAGAAGTTAACACCGAGTGTAGAGTTCGCTGTAATTTGAACATTTGATGTATTGGCAATAAGACCACCACCAACACCATAAGGAGCTAGGTATGCTTGTAAAGTACCAGTCGCGCTATTTGATGCAGAAAGATCAAAAGTAGGTGAAGTGTTTGGATTTGTATTTGAAGCAAAAATTTGGAAGTATGGACTATTGTTCGATGATTTCGAAGCAATACGACCAATACCTGAATACCAAACTGAGGTAGAGTTACCTGCAGGAGCATAAAGACCAAAGTCTACCGAATCACTAGTTCTGTTGTTAGAAGCAAGCTCGATAATGTTATCATTAACAGTAAGCTG